ACCGTTATTTTCTAAACATGCAAGTTGTTCATGATGTTTTACTCCCTCATAAAGACTCATGTTATAAGTTTCCAGACCCATATTGGATACTGAACTGTCAAAGAACGGACGTACTGTAATAGCTGTTTTTCTAATACTACCGCGCCCGGTTTCTACCATTGTAAATTGTGTTTCCATTTTGTTGTTGGTTTGTTTGTTGTTAGTTTACTTTTTTATTAAAAAAGCACAGAGCATCATTAATGACACCCTGTGCAATTTATTTTTTTAATTAGAATGATCCACCAGTGATTGGGTTTCTCATAACAATCTTAAGAACCTTTGTAGGATCTTTAACCCAAATAGCTGGCATTGTTTGAGACATCATTACACGGTAACCATTGAACTGTCCAGAAGATTGGAATCCTTGTGTACGACCCATGTAGTCCATAGTACCATTTTGATACCACCATTTCAATTGGTTATCCCAGCTTAATTTCAACAAGAAGATGTTGTCATTAGTATTATCTGTGATATCAAAGATAATGAATGAATAAGAAGATAATGGGAAACCATCAATGATTGGGTTCTCAATGTCATTAGTATGAACATTGTCAAATGCTGGGTTCAATACAAACTTAACATTTGCCAAGAAAGGAATTACATAAGAAGTGTAAGCAAATCCAAAGTTCAAGTCCATACCTTTACCAGTGATTGCACCTATGTCAGCAGCTTGAATTAACAAACCTGAAGATACTGCTTCACGTTTAATAGCTTCATTTACCATTCTCATTCCACCCATACCAGTTTGAACTACTAATGAGCGTTTTGGATCTGGACCTTGGAACTCAACTTTACCATTAAAGAAGTTGTAGATTTCTCCACGGAACAAATCTAATGTAAAGTTATTTTTATTGTATACTCTTTTGAAAGAGTTATCCAACTGTTTCCAAAGACCTACAGATAATCTAACATCATCTGGTCCATCTTGACGAACTCTACCACCATGACCCCACATTAAGTAAGTCTCAATGTCACTTGCTACTTTAGATAAGTGAGCAGATTCCATAGATGTCAAGAAAGTTCTTGATAAATCTCCATTATCAAATGCTTTTTTAACTTTGTCTTTACCTAATTTTTTGATCATGTCTTCTAAAGAAGTAATAGAAGGATCAATGTTTTTATCAAATGTTCTCCAGATCTCAGTTACAGGAACTGTACCATCTGCATTCATTCCACCTTTGATCATCAAGTCAGCACGGCTAGAGATAGAATAATGTACGTGAGCTTCAGCACCACCAACAAAGTTATAGAATTCACGGAATCCTGTTCTTGTTGTAATGTCAGAGAATCTTTCACCATACTCACCTCTTGCAGAACCTTTACGGAATACTTTAGTACCATTAGCTAAATACTTGTTATCTAAGTATTTGTAGTTCTCATTGTTAACCAACTGTACCGTATAGATATAAGCATCACCAAGTGGTAAGATATCTTCAGAAGGAACTACATATAACTCAGCTCCGTTGTATTTGTCATATGTAAAGATATCACCATGACCAAACTCACGTCTGCTTAACTTGATACGGAAGGTTGTACCTTCAATACCTTTAAAGTTGTTATCTGGTTCAATATCCTCAACAATGTAAGGTAAGTCTACAGACACTGGAGTCTGCCACTTATACTCACCACGAGCATTATCAACCATGATTACATTCTTGCCACCAAATGAAGACATTTGATAAAGTGGCATTTCAACTTTCTGAGCCATAGCCCATAAGTCTACTGGACCTAAATCCATAGGTTCAGCATCTTTCAGCATGTTAACCAAGTGGTATGAATCCACATGGGAACTTGCCTGATACGAGGTATCCCGGAGGAATATACCATTGTTTAAAACTGGAGTTGCCATTTTTATTATTTATTTAATTGTTACTATTTAAAATCTTCTAAACATATTAGTAGGTCTAGAAATTGTTTTTTGAGAAGGTTTACTTGATCTTGTACTAGTCTCTTCTTGAATAATTGAGTTAGTACTTTTTCTACCTTCTTCTGTTTTTAATTGTCTTACTGTTTTTTCTACAGCAGCTTTAGTACCTTGATCTTTAATCTTAGCTTTATAACCAGCAGGATCAGCTAATAACCAAAGAGCCTCTGCAATAAGGTCATGTCTTGGTTCTACAAACTGATACTTCTCTAACAAATGTCCTAACATGTTTGTAGGTTTTCCTGATATAGATGGATAACTTGGTTGTACCAAACCTGAGTATAACATGTTTTGTACTTTCTTATCTAACTTAACACCATCTAGTTCTCCAGTTACAAGTGTGTTATATACATTATCTGTATATGCTTTTGCGGCTTCAGCTTGTTGTTCTTTTCTTGCTTCTTGTTCTGCTAGTTGTCTTGCAACAATTTCTTCTTGCATTCTATCTAACTTAGGTTTGAACTGATTAGCTTTTTGTTCTAATTTACCAAGGTCTGCCCAATCCTCAACTTCTGCTTCAATTTCTTCTGCTGTTCCAAAGTTTGTAGCATAAAGATATTGTCTTGCAATTTCTGCTTGATCTTGATCATCTGCTGGATCAAGTTGTCTCATTTCCTCTACATAAGCAAGAGTTCTAAAAAGACCTTTTAAATCTTGACCACCATCTGCAACATATTTAGCTGCATATTGTAATTCTTCAGGAAGAGAATTAAAAAACTCTTTAGGAGTATTTTTTTTAATTTTTTCTTCTCTCTCTTTAAAGTTAGCTTCTAATAATTCTCTGAAGTCTTTAGTAGTATATTCTTCTAAAGGTTTTTCATCATCAAATGGTATTAACTCACCATCTTCAATCATTTTAGTAGCAAGTTCATGTAAACCAGATTTATCAATCTTTGGTCTACCTTTATTACCTGCTTCTTCTTCTTGAACAATTAAGCCTTCTAATTCAGCAATAGTTTCTTCTACTTCTTGCTTCTTTTCTGCTTCTTCTTCTTTTTCTTCTTTAGTAGCTGCTGGTTTGTCAAAGAACGTAAGATCTGTAGTTTCTTTAGTAAACATAGATTTTGGTTTCTCATCTGCAGGTAACATAATATTATCTGCACCTGGATTACCAAATATCTCATCAATATTTACATCTACCTGGTCTACCGTTGTAGACTCTTGTACCTCATTGAGGTTTTTGGTTTCTTCACTCATTTTTGTTGGTTTTAATTTATAATTCAATATACTAAATAAACTTGATAAATTTAAAAGTTAATTACACTTTTCTCTGCATATATAGCTAACTAGACTTCTTTTTATTTTCAGAAGGTTTATCAAATTTGTTTTTATTCACTCTAGCTATTTCTAACTGCTTGTTTGCTATGTCTTGTTGAGTCTGTAATTTTCTTTCTTCTAAGTTCATTTTCTGAGCTTGTCTCATATTTTCATTAGATTGTTTTTCTCTTTGAAGATTACTTTGTTCTCTATATTGTTCAGTTTGTCTGATTTCTTTCATAGCATCTTGGTAATCATTTTCTTTATTTTGATTTATATCTACCATTGATCCCATACCCGCGGCTCTGATTTCAGCAACAAGAATATCTCTTTCTCTATTTTTCTCAGCTTCTAAAGCTTCTGCATCAAGTTTCATTTTTTGTTGTTCAGCATTTGCTTGCAATTGTTGTTCTTGTAACTGTTGTGCTTGTTGCATTTCAGCTTGTTTTTGTTCTTGTTGTTTTGCTTCAGAACTTTTTAATGTATTGTTTAACTCAGCAATTGAATCTGACTGAACTATTTTACCTAAGTCATAAACAGAAGCTCCAGTAGTATTATTCTGCATTGCCATTTGTTTTAACTGTTCTAGAACAGATCTATGATTTGCATTAGTACTACAGAAGATGTTTAAATCTCTCATTAATAAATCTGTACCATTTATTTGGAAGTTTACTTTTTCATCAGCTGTTGATGTATATGTTAATCTAGTAGATGGTTTTGTAGAGTTATAGTACTGTGCTAAGTCTGTTCTCATTTGATGCACTCTAGGCATTAAGTAATCACAGTGTTGAATAAAGAATACCTCTGTCTGTGCATAAGATGCAGCAGCAGCTTGTTCTACTCCTGTAGCAGTCATCTGAGCAACTTGTTGACCCATTCTTTGTGGATTAACACCTATTACTTCATAAGCTTGTTGTTTAAAATGATTAGCTAATTGTACTCTTGACATTAATCTTTCTGTCTGAGAAAGATCTAATTTCTGGAAATGATTAAAGTTTAATGCATTCTCTGTATTAGTGATAGATGTATCTAATGGTAACATCTGAAAATTCTTCATTGCTACATATGCTTTAGCATAATTTCCTTTACCCCAGTCTTCTCCTAATGAATGTCTAGGGAGAGAATTCTGATCAAGCATAATTACTGTACCAAGTTCATCCACTAATATGTCAGCAATTTGATTATTAACAATGTTATATCCAATCTGGTATGGTTTCATTAAATCAATTAATGCTGTAGATTTTGTATTTCTATCTGAAAATACAGATCCTTCTACTGGAAGTTTACAACCATAAAGAGAGTTATCTCCTTTAAATTGGAATCTTAAAGGACCAATATGATTTTTATCTATACCTAAATACAATGGAGAAAAGCCACCTGGATTATTCATACCCCAGAAACTTGGAATATTTGGTCCAATCTTTACACCACCCCATACTTCATTAATCCAAATCCAATCTATATGTTCTCCATATATAACATTGTCTTTGGTTTTGTTTTTCATTAATCTTGTATCATAAATAGGATTATCTTCTACTTTATAATCTTCAGTAATAATTTCATTTATTACTTCACCATTTTCAGCTATTTTAGTTAAATGTCCTATTTTTCTTTGAGACTTCCAGTATACTGTAGAAACTCTTAATAAGTAAGTAGTACCTGTATCAATATAATCTTCACCCTCTGATAGAATTTGATTAACAATATCTCCTCCATCTAATACAGTACCATTCATAGCAGATGTATATTGTCTATATGCTAATGAAGGCATATTAGTATTCCATTCATGGGATTTAGTACCATCATAGAATGAACCATCATTTTGATAACCACCAATAGTATAACCAGCAGATCTAACAGGATATATTTGTTCTAAAGCTTCAACTTGATCTTCTGTCATTATATATCCATACTTATCAATTACATCAGCTACAGTCATCATATCTGTTTTACCTACCCAATGTGCTTGTGATATATATCTAGTATCTGGAGACTTGTGATAAAAAGTAACTACTGGATTCCATAATTCTACTTCATAATCATCTTCCATCATACGGAAATGCCAGAACTCTCTGTCTGTAATAAGCATATCTCTGAACCCTCTTTCTTCAAGTTCTTCCATACCAAATCTTTCAACATCTACTTTATGTTGGTGACTAGCCCATTGTTCTACCATAGATCTATAATCTTTTTTGTAAAAAGATTCTATTTCAGGAAGACTCTTAAGTTTTTCAGGAGACAATTCTTGTTGTGCTTCTTCTGATTCTGGATCTAAACCTTGTTCTAATAAAGCAGCTGTTATTTTAATTTGTGCATCTGCCATTAAAACTTCTTCTACATCTTTTCTTTTTTGCTCTAGCATTTCATTATATGAAAACTCATCTACAGCTCTGTAAGAAAGTTTTGTACTTCTTTTAGCAAACTCTGCAACAAGAACATTTATTACATTTGGTATAATAGGATAGAACTTTAACTCTAAAGCAGACTGATCTTCTTTAGTAAGTACTTCTACAATATCTCTGTAATCATTATCTTCTTCTACTATATAGTCAGATTTATCTATAATACCTTTTGCAAGTTTATAATTTTTCATAAGCCTGCGGGCATTTCTACGGATCTGTTTTAAACCATTCCATTCATACCAGTCTAAGTTCCAAGCTGCCCACTCATCATTTTTTTCTTTTCTTGGTAAAAATTGTAATGGTTGGGTAATACTACCCATTCTATTATATTCAGTCTTAGCACCCTTTTTTGCTTGTAAAGCATTTATAACTTGCATAATTTTTTATTTTAAATTTTTAAAGGCTGACCTGTTAGTTCCTTGTGAACCAGCATATCTTGATTTACCCATATGTCTAAACGGACTACTATTTAATTTAAACAAATTTTTAGACTTATCCAAATTTTTAGCAGTATCATCCATTATTGTTACTGTATTAAAACCTCTATTAGCTTGCTGTATTCTCATAAAAGCTACCAAAGCACAAAATGCTACCATTCTATCCACATTTAGTCCATCTGTATAAGCTTGCATTTCTTTAAGAAGCATTGGATCAGGAATTCTTTCTATGCCGTATTTGGTTCTTACAATAGTACCATCTGTTTTAGTTTCTACATCTAATTCTTCTTTAGTATATTCTATAGCATAATTAAGAAGATGTTGTTTAAATAAAACACCTGTATTTTTCCAACCATACTCTTGGAATACATTAGCATTGGCACCTAAGTCTTTTAAGAACATAATCTGACTTTTAGGTACTAGATATTTTTGTTTTTTTCTAGATATCATGTACTGAATAAAAAGAGATATATTATTCTCTATAACAGCCCATGCATTATACCATTCTATAATTAGTT